ACGATAAGCCTTAGCTCGCCCAGCCAGCTGATTTCCCCTTGCTCTTTCTTTTGAGTCTGCAGACTGCAACAGCTCGTTTGATTGCTTTTCTGCTGCATTAGCCCTTTTCTGTAGCTGCTGAGAAAGATTAACAGCATCATTTCTTTGCTTTGTTGCGTCTGTTAATTTTTCGATGGCTGAAACCTGACCCTCATATTGTTTATTTACTGCGCGAACACCAAACTCCAAGTTTATTGTGTTTTTTTGCTCGTTGCTTAGTAGTGTTATTTGATTTGTTAATCCTTTTACGCCTTGAGCTGTTTCATCAATGCTCATAAATAGATCAAGAAATCCTCTTACCGAATTTGCTGCGGTTTCACTAATTAAACCAATACCTATTATTGCGTTTTGTGCCCAGGCTGGTCCTTTTTCAATTTTATCAAGTTCCCTGTTTAGCTCTTCAAGCGATTTTGGATTGGCACTATTTAAAGTTTTAAGAACCTCTTTAATGTTTTCATCATCACTATCTTTTAAAAGTGAATTTAGAATTTCAAGCTCACTATTTCCATTTTTTAAGCCCTCAGAAAGACGCTTTTGGAAAGCATCACCAAGTCGCTCTGATTCAGTTTTAACAATAACAAAGCCTCTGGCAAGCTCCTCTGATTTGCTGCTAAGTACCCCAATGAGCTGCAACACTAGTTCGTTTTGAACTAAAAAGCTTCCAACTGATATTTGCAATTCAGAATAAGCGCTTTTCAAAATGTCAAGCTGACCGGAGAAGCTAGACATTTGAGCGCCAGTAGAACGAAGCTGTTCAGCAAAACCTTCTTGAGCAATAGAATTTTGATTTATCGCGTCAATATTTTGCAATATGGTTATTAACTGTGCAGCAGAAGTACGACCAACAAGTTCCTCTGCTTTTGAAACACTAATGTTTGACGCAGCTAAATTGTTTAGTGTTTCTGTAATGTCTTCTCCTGGCTTTTTAAGCTTCAGTAAGATTCCCCTTAATCCAGTTCCAGCTCTAGATGCACTGAATCCGTTATCCGAAAGTACGCCAAGTATTGTTGCAGTCTTGTCAAAGTCAAGACCAGATTGAGCTGCAAGAGGACCAACATATCCAATTGCTGTACCAAAATCTTCAAGTGTTAGTGCCGACTTGTTTACCGCCTGAGTTAGAATAGCAGAAGTTGTTGCAGCTTCGGCTGTTGACAAATTAAATTGATTGCCGACCTTTACAAGTGCAGAGCCAACACCTGTTAGGCTTTCACCTGTTGCTTGAGCTGCAATTGCAATAGGGTTTATAAGTTTTGGAATCTCTACTGCTGAAAGACCAAGTTTTCCTAGCTCAATAGCAAGCTCAGAAATTTCAGTAGCTGTAAACCTAGTTTCAACAGCAACACTTCGAATCTCATCGCTTAAGAGTTTTAAGTTTGCTCCGCTTGCACCAGTAACTGCAGAAACTCTTGATATATTTTTGTCAAAATCAATAAATTGCTCAATTGAACCCCTGAAGAAATTAGAAACTGAGCCTACTACTCTACCAAGAATTTCATATATGCTTATAAACTTTACTACACTTGCAATTGCTTTTCCAATAGATTCTGGAGAAAAAGCAGCAAAAAAAGACTTACCAAAGAACTTGCGACTCTCTGCTAGTTTTTCAGCGGCAATTCGTTCTTTTTCAATCCTCTTATTGTTAGCTCTTTCAAGCCTTGCGTAAAGTTTTTCTTGAGCAGCAACCAGCCTCTCGTTGGAAGCCTTTTCTTCTTTTATTCTTTTATTTACCGCATCAAGCCCGCTCTTGCGTATTTTGCTTTTTGCTTTTTCAGCTTTGTTTAAGTCATTTACTTCTTTTTGCAAAGATTCCTTGCGCTCCCTATCAAGTTGTATACGAAGTTTTGCTTCAGCTAAAGCGACACGAAAAGCCTCTCTCTTGGTTTTTAATATTTCTTGCTCAACCTGATTTGCCTTCTTAATCGCAGCCGCTTCATCGTTTGATATATCAATGTACTTCTGCTGAGCTTTGTTAAACTCTTTAAGCTCTTTGTTTGCAAGCGTTGTATACTTTGACCCAAGTGTTCCAAGAGCTGTCTCTAGTTTTTTTGCAGCCTTTACTTGATCTTCCGATTTTTCTTTTGCGTTTATAGTTCTCTGAGCATAATCATCAGCTTTTTTTGTGATTTTTATGAATTTATCAGAAGCATCCTCTAGTCTTTTACCAAGCTTTTGATTGATTACTGAATAGTCATCAGTCTCCTCAGTGAGAGCTTTAAACGCTGTAGTTAAAGCAGATAAAGACTTACTAAAGTCCTGTACGAGCTTTAGCTGGTCATTAAGTGTCTTTTCCGAAAGTGGTCCTTTTGCCATATTATACTAATATACTAATTACCTTGTTTATTGAGGCTGTTCCTATGTCTTGAAGCCAGAGTTCATTAAACTCCTCTAAAGCGGACAGAAGTGCAAATTCGGCAACAATGTTTCCAGAAGCAAAGTATGGACTTCTGTTTTTTAGTGATTGGCTCTGGTTTATTGATCGAGCAATAAGGAAAGCTAAACTTGCTCTTGCTTTCTTTGATTTTGGAGCGCCGACAAGAGGATAAACGTATGTTTTGCTTCTACCTCCCCTAACCCCTTTATTTACATCGCGACGCTCTCTTCGGGTTGAGTAATTATTGCTTTGAACGTAGTTTGGTCCGTATTTGTTTTTCCAAGTCCCGTTCTTGACTTTTGCCAAAATCCATTTTTCGATATCTCTTGCCTCAACATCAATATCTTGATTAGACCCATCCGCTAAGTTTGAATCTATCAACTCAGCATATTTTGGCTTTGCAAGCCTATTGAAAAAAGTAATAGAAACATTTTCTATAACATCAAACTCTTTATTGATGGTATAAGATATGTTTAAGTCTTTGGAAAAATCTCTGCGTAAAATCGATTCAGAAAGTTTGCCAGTGTAGTATTGACCTTTACGGCTTAGGGCATTCACCATAGCCTCGTTAAGCCCAGAAGAACGGAGCTTACGAAGCAGAATTGATCTGAGCTGACCGCCCTGTTGCCTTGCGCTCATTAAACCTCTTTACTGATGTTCCCTCCGCAACGGATACACTTAGGTGAATTACAAACGTTTCCGCATTCAGAGCACTTGTATGATTTTTCCTTCGTGAAGACAACTTTGATTTCTTCAACAGGTGCAATTTCCTGAACCGACTCAGCGGATACTTTTCTTTTACGTGCCATAATTTATATTTTAACAAGATGGTAGTGTAGACGAGCTAACAACAAGGTATCCGTTGTAAGAGAACGCTCCCCACTTAAGGCTTCCGTCTCTAGCGACAATCTTTTCTCGGTACTTTGGAATAAACCAAACTAGGTTACAGTCAAGCTCGTCGATAAACGTCTGATTTCCCTGAAGGGTGACGATAGGGTTGTAGTCGTATAGGAACGTAGATGTGTTTCCTGATGTGTTATATACCGTAGTCTGAACTGTTGCAGGGTTTGTTGCCTTGACGATCTGAAACTCAAACTCGGCGCTATCCCTGTATCCGACGACGAAACCACGGTAAGGATATGTTACGGTAGCAGAGAAGTTCACATCGTCAGTTGTATCTACAATAACTCCAGAAGGAACAGTTCCTCCGGCGAGTGCTGGATCACGAGGCTTAATGTTCGCGCCGTATGCGATGAAATCAATAAGTGTCTCCTCGTATGTATTTGTTGTTGGGTTCTTGATGTATCGATTTCCAGACGCATCTGCAATCCATAAGCGCACACGAAGCTCGGCACTAACCGAGAAGGTGCTCAATAGGTTTTCGTTTATGGTTACAATACCATTCAACACCTGCTGAATGCTCTCCGATACAATCTTTTTATGACCTAGCGCATCAGTAAACTCAACATATAGTTCTTTTCCGTAATGCTCTGAATCAATGCCTTCCGTAATCAGGAAAATGTTTCCACGGGATCCTTGCTGAGTAATTGTGTCGATTGCGATGTCGGCTTGAAGGAACGTAGCAATAACGCCACCAGAGCCCTCGAAGTACTGGCTGATGAGCTGAGGAACATACGTAGAGTCAAGCGAGTAGTCTGTGCATACGATGTTCTTGTCGAAGTCGACCTCAAAAGAGCATACTGCTGCAGTTAGATTGTAGTCATCCGTTGGAGCTTGTGCGATTGTAACCTCCTCAAAGTCCACGTCATTGTCTATGCTCAGAATGAAGTCCTGAACCTGACCAATAACAAATATGTTTTCTTGAATTGATGACACCATAGACTCCTCGTCGTCCGAGATGCACTTGTCTACTACAAATAGTGCAAATGTTACGGTGTTTGTGTTGTTGCGGTGTGAGATGTTTCCAGACTCTACCGAAATAAACAGGCTGCGAGAATCTACGTTCATAGTGTCAACCTCCTCGATAGAGCCAACAACCTTAAACTTGTTTATCATCCGATGCCCTTCGACAAAGCCTTTCAGCTGTTGGTAGAAATCAAAAAGGGTGGTCATAGATGCTTTCGTTAATTTACAAATTACCGCCTACGAGCTTCCTCAGCTCTTCGCTCAGCCTCAATTCTCTGATTGAGTTGAGTTCTGTACGCTAGCTCAACCAACACGTCAGACATTTTCATATCGTAGACGAACTGAAATTTGGTCAAGTCTTCGTTTGCAAGCGCTCGCACAATCGAGTACCAGAACCACCTCTCGTTAAAAGTATCTGGCTCTTCTGGTTCATCTTCCTCTTCGCCCTCTATTGGCTCAATCTTGTTGTAGATGACACCTTCAAACTTCGTGAACAGCACATAGTCCCTGCTCTGCATCATACTCTTGATTATGTGGCTTACCGCCATCGCATCCTCATCGTAGATTGCAGACATCAGGGCCTCTTCCTTCTCTTGGTCCGTATTGTCAAACTCAAGCTCATCTTTTGGCCTGATTACAATCTGAGCTATGCTCGCTTCATCAAACCCGCCCTTGATTGCGTACTCAAGTAAAATAAACTGCGTTAGAGACATTTTTAGGATGTCAGTGAACACATTGTACCTCTCGGCTATAGAAGATGCGTCTACGGCCCTAAAACTGCCCTCATCGAGCCTGTCTGCTGCACGCATTACATCTATGCGTTCAGAGATGGAGATATCCTTAAGGAATTGCTCTAGCTTGTCCTCTCGGATAGCATCTACCATTTTAAGCTTTAGTCCGAACTTCATAAGAACATTGTTACTCCACCGTCTTGCTCCTTGAACGCACACCACGCCCCAATAGCTAAAGACATTACCATATCATCGTGCTTGCCAAGTGAGTTCGAGAACTGGATGTTTCCAGTAATTGGATTCCTCTTGCTCTTGAAGTCGTAAAGCTCCTTAATCAGCTCGAGGTTGTCTGGGATGGTAATCTTCTTATCCTCGAACAGCTTCATAAGGTTCCTGATGATTTCAGGCTTAGTTTGACCAGTGGTCTGAAACGGAAGCATCTTGTACATCCTGTCATCTTCAGTAATCTCATCAAACAACAAATCGTTGTTATTGACCTCGAAGTAGCAAGCCATCAACTTCTCATCGTGCTTCAGGTAGAAGTCCTTGATGCGATTCTTGAACATATCAGCATCCATACCCAACTCACGGTACTGAAACCTATCAATATCGATAACATCATAATCTTGGTTTAAAGCCGTCAAAACAGTGTAGTCATACGCTACACCAATGTCCATCCCAATGTATACTCGTTCGGTGGTGTTTGGGGCATACTGCCGAGTGGCCTCCTCTACGTTGCTAAATAGCGCATCACCACTTACTGGCTTACACAGGAACTCTTGGTCGAACTGAGCCTTTGTCATACTCTGCTTGATGCCGAGTACCGTCTTCTCAACCAACTGGTCTTTTAGGTCCAGATACGTCCGCTTGATGGATTTAATCTGTTCCCAGTTCTTCTCATCCATTCCCTGAACATACTTGTCCCAATACCAGTTCTTGCCGTTGAAGGTCGAAGACATCACCACACGCCCGCCTGTGCGAGTGACCATAGGCAGCAAAACCTCGTTGATGAAGTCCTCACTCATAAACGCAGCCTCATCGATGTAGATGAAGTCCAGCGTAGCTCCACGAAGGTTGTCTCCAGAGTCCGCAGACCTAAACTTGATAAAGCTGCCATTGTGAAAGAACATCTCGTTGTTCTTCCTGTCGAAGCGCTTCACTATCTGCTGGAACAAGTCCTGATGGTTTATGAACGCAGCCTCGATGTCCTTCATCACCTTGTTGGCTTGGTCCTGAATAGGGCTCACCCAGAACATACGAGTGCGAGGCTTGTTAAGAGCCCGCATCACCGCATCGTTCATCATCATAAAAGTCTTACCTGTCTGCCGACCCGCAACGATAAGCGTAATAAACGGCTTGTCCTTGTGGATGACATTCAAGAAGTCCCTCTGGGGCTCCGAAGGATTGTACAGATTAATC